TAAAAAGGGACTGCGAGACCCTGAAGGGACTGTTGAACCTTTGGATAAAGTTTGGTATAATCGGGACTGTAATATCAACAAAGGGACTGTGAGACCTATGAGATGTAAAGCCTGCAATATTGAACTGAATGATTTTGAATCAACTCGTAAAAGCTCAACCAGCGGTGAGTTCTTAGATCTCTGTAACACTTGTTACAAAGCTGTGAGCTATGATATACAAGCTATTGAAAGATATGATCTTATGGATGTTGAAGATGAGGTTGACAGTTATGAAGATCTCTGATATTTTTCTATATAGACTATTTAGCTCTAAAGCTCTTTAGCTAAATAGTCCTTTAGGGTTTATGTACATAGAACTGATAAAGCTAAAGAGCTGTATAGCTATTCAGCTAAAGAGGTAAATAGCTATGAATGGTAAACTTCCATCAGTGCATCGTTGTCCTGTCAGCGGAGGCTTAACAGGTGAATCAGCCTACAAGTGGGCTTCATTCATCGCTGATGAGTATTTGTTTGACTCAACAGCACCACTGATGTATGATGTGTTTAAATCGATGGCAGAGTCGCTTGCACCTGCACCGGGTAAACCAACTGTGGCATCATTTCACTCCACCAGATTAGAAAAGGAAATACTCAAATGGACAGCATCAGCACAATCATCTTAATCAGAGAACTGGATAAGCGTGTGTTCTACTATGACGGTAGTGACGAGTTTCTGTGTAACATCACTGAACAATCTGTACAGTCGTTAAAAGAATCCTTAAACTCTTGCTTAGAAGAATACACTGATGTTATACTCCAGCGTGTTCAAGACAACATGGAGCATTTTGAGAATGAAGGTTGATCCACAAACCGGATGTGATGATGACTACGATGAAGCGTTGAAGTTCTGTATCAATGAAATCATCGAAGAGATCCACCGCATTCATGAACTGGATAATCTCGCTGTTGAGAGCATCTACTTTAGCGTGTTCGGACAAGAGATTGAACAACGATACCAAGAGTATCTTAACGAATTAAGGAACTGATATGGACACCAGAGTTTCATTTCATGTCGAAAAACAACTGAAGCAAGCACTCAGTGCATTAGAAATTGCATCAGACTGTATTAACGACACCGGGAACATTGAAGACGAGGAGTTGGATCAGATTGCGATGGCACTGGCATCTCTCCTCATCAAAGTTGACCACTACATAGGTAAATTATAATGGCATTCGTAGACACGCATACATCCTGTCCAAAGTGTGATAGCAGTGACGCATTTGCAATCAACGACAATGGCTGGGGTAAATGTTTTAGCTGTGGTTCAAACGTACCTCCACGAAACAGCTCACCAGCAGAGGTAATACACATGCCAAATAGGGCAACATCACCTAAACAGAGATCGTCCGATACAGAGGCTTACAATGCGTCTCAGGGGCTAATTTACACCAATCTTGCTGTACGTAAGATCAATACCCACACCTGTGAGTTCTACGGTGTTGGTTTAAGAGACACTGACATTGTATTTCCCTACAACCGTAACAAAGCCGCTAAGATCCGCATCAACAATGAAAAGAACTTCAAGATTGAAGGTCAATGGAGTGCTGGTACAGACTTATTTGGACAAGATAAGTTTCCTTCCGGTGGTAAGACCATTGTGGTTGTTGAAGGTGAATTTGATGCATTATCCGCCTATCAGATGTTAGGGCCACGTAAATGTGCTGTTGTTTCTGTTAGGAACGGTGCACAGTCTGCATTGAAAGACTGTGAAGAGAACTATGAATATTTAGATAGCTTCGATCATATTGTCTTTAACTTTGATTCGGATCAACCCGGCATTAAAGCACAGGCACAGTGTGCAGAACTATTCAGCCATAAGGCATCCTGTGTTGTCCCGGTGAATGGCTTAAAAGATGCATCAGACTTCTTACAGAGTAACCGCACCGCTGAGTATCTGAATGCTGTAAAGAATGCAGAGCGTTGGACTCCTGATGGGATTGTTGCAGGCTCAAACCTATATAATGAGGTGATGAAGCCGGTACAGAAATCAGATGTGGACTATCCCTTTGGCGGTCTGAACAAGCTCACGTATGGTATTCGTAAAGAAGAGCTGGTGACGGTTACTGCAGGGTCTGGACTCGGTAAGTCACAGTTCTTGCGTGAGGTGATCTGGCATATTATTCAAAACACTGATTCCAATATCGGTATGATGTTCTTGGAGGAGTCTACCCGCAAGACTGGACTGTCGCTGATGTCATTAGCGGCTAACAAGCCTTTGCATCTCCCGGATACGTTATCAACGCAGGAGGAAAAAGATGAAGCGTTTCATGCTACACTTGGTACAGATCGTCTGTATCTCTTTGATCATTTCGGTTCCAGTGACGTTGATAATATCGTCAATCGTGTACGCTACCTTGCCAAGGTTGCAAGATGTGATTATGTGTTTGTTGATCATATCAGTATCATTGTTTCTTCTCAGTCTAATGGTGATGAGCGAAAAGCGATTGATGAAATAATGACCAAGCTTCGTATGTTGGTGCAGGAGACCGGTATCAGTCTTGTCTGCGTCTCACACCTGAAACGTCCTGATAGTAAAGGCCATGAAGAGGGTGCGGCGACTTCGCTTGCACAGCTACGAGGCTCCGGGTCAATTGCACAGCTATCTGATATGGTGATCGGACTGGAACGTGATGGTCAGGCGGAGGATAAGATTAAGCGTAATACAACCTACGTCAGGGTGTTAAAGAACCGTTTCTCTGGCACCACCGGTAAAGCCTGTGCGCTTCTGTATCATCTCGATACCGGTCGCATGACAGAAATTGATGAGGAAGCATTATGATCACTGATTCAAACCGTATCGGTGATCTTGCAGAGCATTATGCAATTACCTATCTGTGGGATAACGGGTACGAAGTCTTTAGAAATTGTGGCTGTACAGGCCCAATTGATATAGTGGCATACAAAGACGGAAAGACATTGTTAATTGATGTCAAGACCATGTACGCAGACTTGAGATACCCTGATTCAGTCACTGCATGTAGTTCCAGAACTGCTTTGCAAAAAGAAATAGGTGTGGTAATATTACAGTTTAACCCAATCACCAGAGAATTAAGGTTTACAGAGCATCGCAATGAAACAACTAATACTGGATATCGAGACGAACAGCAACCACAGCTTGATTTGGCTGTGTGTGACACAGGATGTTGAGACGGGAGACGTTACATGTCATACAGATCCATTAACACTAGCGCCACTGGTAAAGGCATACGATCAAATCATCGGTCACAACTTAATTGGTTTCGATGCGCCGGTGTTGCGGAAAGTTTGGAACATTGGGATACCGAAATCGAAAGCGGTAGACACATTGATTCTTTCAAGGCTTTTGAATCCACAAGTAGAAGGCGGCCACAGTTTGAGGGCATGGGGTCAACGGCTTGGCGATCAGAAGATTGAGTTTGCTTTTGAAGATTTTGATGGAGGACTTACCGATGAGATGCAAGAGTATTGTATCCAAGATGTTAAACTCACTTGTAAACTATACAAGCATCTTATGCAAGGCTTTAAGGAATGGCGTGATGCCTCGCAAAGTATATTATTGGAGCACGACATCGCAGTTATCTGCAGGCGACAAGAAGACAACGGTTTTAAACTGGATGTTGATTCAGCAGAAACTCTTCGTGCTGAACTGTCAGATCGAATGGGCATTATTGAAGATGAGGTGCAAGCAGTTTTTCCACCGATAGTAGAAGAGCGTTGGTCTGAGAAGACTGGTAAAAGACTGAAAGATAAAGTCACAATATTTAATCTTGCGTCACGGAAACAAATCAGTGAGAGGCTGATGACGTTGGGATGGAAGCCAACAAAGCATACAGAAAAGGGCCAAGCTATTGTGGATGAAGGTACATTGAAGGGAATCGATATACCTGAAGCACAGCTCATTGCTGAGTATCTGATGCTTCAAAAACGTGTCGGTCTGATCGACTCATGGCTCAAACATGTCGATAAAACTGACAATCGTATACATGGAGGTATTATTACCAATGGGGCTGTTACCGGGCGTATGACGCATCGTAATCCCAATCTGGGACAAGTACCAAGCGTTAACAGTCCATACGGTACTGAATGCCGTAAATTATTTACTGTCGATAAAGGTAATGTATTAGTTGGCACAGATCTTGCAGGTATTGAATTAAGATGTCTTGCACATTACATGCAGGATGATGAATGGACAGAGGAATTACTCAATGGCGATATCCATCAGAAAAACGCTGATGCCGCAGGTATCACTAGGCCGCAAGCAAAAACCCTTATCTACGCCACTCTCTACGGCGCTGGCCCCGCAAAAGTTGGTGGTATCGTTGGCGGAGGTGCGAAAGAAGGGAACGAAGTATTGCATCGCTTTTATTCTAACACCCCTAAGTTACGACAGCTTATGGAAAAAGTGCAGAAAGTGGCGAGTAAAGGGTATGTACCGGGCTTGGATGGTCGAAGAATACTGGTTAGATCTGACCATGCGGCACTCAATAGCTTACTGCAAGGATGTGGCGCTATTATTGCTAAACAGTGGGCTATCGAAGCACACAAGACGTTCAAGAGACGACAGATACCTGTACAACAGGTTGCGTTCGTCCATGACGAAATCCAAATTGAAACAGCGGAGAGATATGGTGAAGACGTTGCACAAATCATGTGCGATGCGGCCTCACAAGCCGGGATTACCTTGGGCTTTCGATGCCCAGTAGATGCCGAATCAAAAATCGGTAATAATTGGTTTGACACACATTAATAGTGTGGTATAATATTACTTTAGTCACCAAGTAAGGAGAATGACTATGAATGACACTCAACGTGTAAAAATTAAGGCTGACGTGATGTGGGCATATCTTGATCGTAAGAACGAGATGTCTCAGAAGTATCAGGTTGACCTGTGCAATCTTTCCGATGGTGCTGTTTCTGCCTTGGAGTCAATGGGGCTGACAGCCAATCAAAAGGATGGTAAAGGATATTACATCACTTGTAAATCCAACAACCCAATCCGTGCATACGATAGCAACGGCGAAGAGCTAGAAGGTATTGGGATCGGTAACGGTTCACAGGCAATTGCTTTGGTTTCGTTCTATGACTGGAATTGGAAAAACAAATCAGGACGTAGCCCTTCATTGAAGAAGCTCGTAGTCACTGAGCTGGTTTCTTATGAAGGTGATAGCTCGACTGAAGCTGTTGCAATGGACGACGACGAGATCTTATAATGCAACATGCTCTGATTGATGCAGATATCCTGAATTATCGGATTGGTTTTGCCTGTAACAATGAGCCTGAAGGTGTTGCCATCACTACGATGGCACACTTTTTAGAGGATTTGCTACTGATTGATCTTCCGAAAGTTCAGACATGGGAACTTCATTTGACCGGTAAACTTAACTTCCGAAATGAGGTCGCTGTTACTGCACCATACAAGGGCAATCGTAAGTCGGATAAACCAGTGCATTACCATTTGCTCCGGGAATACTTAGTTGATGCATGGGCGGCCACAGTATCAGACGGTATCGAAGCAGATGATATGCTAGCTATCCGGGCGACTGAGCTAGGAGATTCTAGCGTGATCGTGAGTCTTGATAAAGATCTCGATCAAGTCCCCGGCTGGCATTATAATTTTGTTAAGAAAGAGATGTATCATATTGATCCTGCTGAAGGCTTGTTTAAATTTTATAAACAAATGCTAACAGGGGATCGAGTTGATAACATCGTTGGTGTACGTGGAATCGGTGATAAAAAAGCTGAGAAGCTATTACAAGACAAGACAGAGAACGAAATGTGGGATGTGTGTGTTGAGCTTCTTGGTTCTGATAGAGCAATGGAGAATGGACATTTGTTGTACATGTTAAGAAATCATGAAGACACGTTTACCCCACCAAAGGAACTTTGTACATAAACATCATGCGAAGTTCAACCAAGCTAAGGTCTACAAAGACCGGAAGAAAGAGCACAAAAAAGGCTACAACAGGTATAAGTCCTCAATCTGCGAAAGCGAAAGGTAGAAGACTACAACAACTTGTGCGTGATTCGATATTGTCTGCGTTTCCTAAATTAGAGCCTGATGATGTCCGTAGCACGTCAATGGGTGCAGGCGGTGAAGATGTGCAGTTGTCTCCAGCGGCAAGAAAGTTATTTCCATACACAGTAGAGTGTAAGAATCTTGCAAAGATTGCTGTCTACAATTACTATGTCCAAGCAACTGGACACAATGACTTTGAACCGCTTGTTATTATCAAACAGGATAGATCAAAGCCTTTGGCTGTTGTAGACTTAGAACATTTTATGGAACTGGTGAAGAAATGATTGATTTAAATGAAATGGCTGAAGAGTTTGATTGTATTCTTGCAAGGGATCATCAGGTTGCTGGCGAACATTACACAAGCAAGTCGATACAACCTTGGGATGCGATGGAAGCGTGGATGTCAGAAGAAAAATTCTTAGGATATCTTCAAGGCAACATTATCAAGTATGTAGCAAGATGTGATGACAAAGGTGGTAAGACTGATCTTGAAAAAGCTCGACATTATCTTGACAAATTGATTGAGTTGTACTAAAATGGATGGTTCCGCTTATGCTAACCGTTGAAGAATTGAAAGAAAAATTAACGCAGTTGGATGAAGTCACATTGATCGAACTGCTAGAATTAACTTCAGATCAAATCGTTAACAGATGCGGTGATTTAATTGAAGAACAATACGAATCTCTGGAGAGCCAATTCGATGACACACTACCTTGGGATAACGATTGATTATGAAAGAGACTTTAGACTCAGTGATCAAGCAATTAAACTCATGCATGACTACTACATGCTTGAGCATGAAACCAGTCCTCAACAAGCCTTTGCACGTGCTTCGGTGGCTTATTGCTACGGTGACCTCGATCTTGCTCAACGGATTTATGACTATGCTTCGAAAGGTTGGTTTATGTTTGCGTCACCTGTGCTATCGAACGCACCTGAACATGGCAGAAACAATCGGGGCTTGCCTATTAGTTGTTTCCTTACTTACGTGGGCGACAATCTTAGTAGCCTTATTGGGCATAATGGTGAGGTAGCGTGGCTTTCCGTCAAAGGCGGTGGCGTGGGAGGACACTGGTCAGACGTGCGAGGCGTATCAGACGTAGCACCGGGGCCAATACCATTCATGAAAGTGGTAGACAGTCAGATGACAGCCTACAAACAAGGGAAGACAAGAAAGGGTAGCTATGCCGCTTACTTGGATGTCAGTCATCCAGACATTGAAGAGTTTATTAATTTTAAAGTCCCGACCGGTGGAGACATCAATCGGAAATGTTTTAATTTGTTTAACGCAGTCAACGTGACTGATAAATTTATGGAGAGTGTAATCAATGATACAGAATGGAACCTTATCGACCCAGACTCAGGAATTGTTAGAGATACAGTCCAAGCTCGTAAACTTTGGCAACGAATACTTGAAGCTCGGTTCAGAACTGGCAGTCCTTACCTTAACTTTATCGACACAGCCAGACGAGGCTTACCAGAAGCTCAAAGAAAACTTGGATTGTCAATTAATGGCAGTAACCTCTGCAACGAAATCCATCTCGCAACAAGTGAAGAACGCACAGCAGTCTGTTGCCTCAGCTCAGTCAACCTCGAAAGATACGACGACTGGAAATCAAGCGGCATGGTTGGAGACCTTATCCGATTCTTGGACAACGTGCTTCAATACTTTATTGACAACGCACCAGAAGAACTTGGAAAAGCTGTCTACTCAGCTTATCGAGAACGCTCAGTCGGTCTCGGAGCAATGGGCTTCCACGGCTACCTCCAAAGCAAAGGCATAGCATGGGAGTCATGGCAGGCCGCAAGTGAAAACCACAGACTGTTCAAAGACATCAAAACCCAAGCTGTCGAGGCAACATACACGCTCGCTGTGGAACGTGATGAATGTCCTGATGGAGTGGGTTATGGTGTTAGAAATATGCATCTGTTGGCTGTTGCTCCTAACGCTAATTCTAGCATCCTATGTGGGTGCTCTGCTAGCATTGAACCACGTATTAGCAACTGCTTTGTGCATCGTACTCGTGCCGGGAGTCATACTGTTCGCAATCCGTACTTGGAGGAACTTTTAGATGACAAAGGGCAGAACACTAAAAAGGTATGGCAAAGTATTCTTGAGAATGAAGGCTCTGTACAGCACTTGGAGTTCCTATCCGACAGCGAGAAGGCTACATTTAAGACAGCATTTGAACTCGATCAGGGGTGGGTCGTCGAACACTCCGCCAAAAGACAAGAGTTTATATGTCAGGGACAGAGTGTTAACGTGTTCTTCCCATCGGGTACTGACAAGGCTATTGTCAATCAGGTACACCTCAAGGCGTGGAAGGAAGGGCTTAAAGGATTATATTATCTACGCACGACTGC